AAATCCTAGCATTTGCTAAGAACGCGGTATAAGGATAAGTCAGATGAAACTGATTAAGGAAATTAACGAAGAGTTAGAATACATTGCCGAAGATATTCTCGATGAAGAGGGTAACAAAACCGGTAAGAATTACTTCATTGAAGGTATTATTATGCAAGGCGACATTAAAAATCGCAATGGACGTGTATATCCTTCTGAAGTATTGATGAAAGAAATGACTCGTTATAATGGAAACTACGTTTCAAAAAATAGAGCGTATGGTGAGCTTGGACATCCTGATGGTCCAACAATTAACCTTGATCGAGTTTCTCACATGTTCACAGATCTTCGTCAAGAAGGTTCGAATGTTGTAGGACGTGCTAAAGTTATGGATACACCAATGGGTAAGATTGTAAAAAGTCTTATCGATGAAGGTGCTAACCTAGGCATTTCTTCACGTGGCATGGGTTCATTACGTAAGAATAGTAATGGAATCATGGAAGTTCAGGGCGACTTTATGCTGGCAACAGCCGGTGATATTGTTGCTGACCCATCTGCACCAGATGCTTTTGTACAAGGTATTATGGAAGGTGTTGATTGGGTATATGATGTTGCTGCTCAAACTTGGGTTGCACAAAATACCTTTGACCAAATTGAAGAAGAGGTTAAAACTATGAGTTCTCAACAGCTTGAAGAACAAGCCGAGACTCTGTTTCGCAGATTTATGAATTCACTTGTATAAAGTTGTAATATTATAAATAATACAGATTATTACCTAAAGGAGAAAATCTAATGGCAGATCAAGAATTTGAGCAATTAGACGAGGTTAAAGCAACTGGTGAAGATTCGGAAGCAAACGATCCGGTAACACCAGCTGGCGGCGACCCTAAGAAAAAGAATCGTCCTGCTGACAAAAGCATGTCAGTAGACCCAAAGGCAGATAACATTGAGGATACTGTAAAAACACCTCAAGGTTCAGATCCTAAGAAAGCAAAAGAGCCTGCACCTGGTGTTGGCATGAAAGAATCAGTAGAAGAAATGTTTGCTGGTCAAGAGCTTTCAGAAGACTTTAAAGAGCGCGCAACAGTGATCTTCGAAGCTGCAGTTAATGCTAAAGCTATCGAAGTAGCAGCACGTTTGGAAGAAGACTTCAATACAAAACTTGACGAACAGGCAGAAGCTTCTGTTAACGAACTCGTTGAGAAAGTAGATTCCTATCTAGATTATGTTGTTGAAAAGTGGATGGAAGAAAATGAATTGGCTATCGAATCTGGTATTCGTACAGAAATGGCTGAATCATTTATGAACGGTCTAAAAGACCTATTTGTTGAGCACAATGTAGACCTCGATGATGAGGCCGCTGACGTTGTTGCTGAAATGGCAGAAGAACTTGAAGAGCGTGAAGCTAAGATTGCACAAGTAATGGAAGAAGCTATTGCATTGCGTAAAGAATTAGCTGAAGCACATAAGCAAGATGCTCTTGAAGAAATCAGTGAAGGACTTACTGAAACTCAAACTGAAAAGTTTGAGAAGCTTGTAGAAGGTGTTGAATTTGATTCAATCGAAGACTACAAGAAAAAAGTAGGCATCATTAAGGAAAACTACTTTGGTGGTAAAACACTTACCGAGGAAGTTGATGAAGTCGATCCTATCGAGGAAGAAGCAGTGGAAACGCGTCACGTAGACCCAGCTGTCGCATCGTACGCAGAAGCAATTTCTAGATCTCTTAGAAAATAAGTAAATTATAAATAATCTTAGACAAACCTTAAAAAGGAGATAACAACAAATGTCTATCGAACAACTTAACGAAAAGTGGCAGCCCGTCCTGGAGCACGGAGATCTTGGTAAGATCGAAGACGCTCATAAGCGTTCGGTTACTGCTCAGCTTTTGGAAAACACAGAAAATGCGTTGAAAGAAGGAAACGCATGGAGTGTAAATTCACTATTGGCAGAAGCACCAACTAACTCAGTTGGTAATGGCGAAGTCCAAAACTACGATCCAGTGTTGATCTCTTTGGTACGTCGCGCAATGCCAAACTTGATTGCATACGATATTGCAGGCGTTCAGCCAATGACAGGCCCAACAGGCTTGATCTTTGCAATGCGCTCGAAGTATGCAGTTGATGCAGCTAACACAGCTACATGGACAGAATCATTCTACAACGAAGCCGACACAGACTTCTCAGGTACAGGTACTCATGCTAATACATTGGGTTCAGGTTCTGAAACAACTGGTACTGGTATGGCAACTACTGCTGCTGAAGCACTAGGTGACGGTGGCGGATCAGATTTCAACGAAATGGCGTTTGAAATCGAAAAAGTATCTGTTACAGCAAAATCACGTGCGTTGAAAGCAGAATACACAACTGAACTAGCACAAGACTTGAAAGCAATTCACGGTCTTGACGCTGAAACAGAGTTGGCCAACATTTTGACTTCAGAAATTCTTGCTGAAATCAACCGTGAAGTTGTACGTACAGTATACAACACAGCGGTACAAGGTTCAACTTCAGGCACAGCGGCAAACGGTACATTCGACTTAGACGTCGATGCAAACGGTCGTTGGTCAGTTGAAAAATTCAAAGGCTTGATGTTCCAAATCGAACGTGAAGCAAACCAAATCGCGAAAGATACACGTCGCGGTAAAGGTAACATCATCATCTGCTCTTCAGACGTTGCTTCTGCATTGCAAATGGCTGGTGTCCTAGATTACACACCTGCTCTAAACAGCAACAACCTAAACGTAGACGACACAGGCAACACATTTGCTGGTGTACTTAACGGTCGTTTCCGTGTATACATCGATCCATATGCTGGTGCAAACTACATGGTCGTTGGTTATAAAGGTTCTTCAGCGTTTGATGCGGGTATGTTCTATTGCCCATACGTTCCGCTACAAATGGTACGTGCAGTTGGTGAGAACACCTTCCAGCCAAAAATCGGGTTTAAAACTCGTTACGGCATGGTTGCAAACCCATTCGCACAAGGTACAGCTCAAGGTGCAGGCGCTCTTACAGCGAACACTAACTTGTACTATCGCCGTACAGCGGTTACTAACATTCTTTAATAAGAAGTCGGATAAACCGAACGAAACTAAAGGGAGCCTTCGGGCTCCTTTTCTTTTATATAAATAGTTGGGTATCAACGAGGATATACTATGGCAATTCAAAATATTCAACAGAATTATCTTTCACCGGTAGAGTTTAGATTCGTGATTGAGCGTTTGCCAAACGTGACGTTCTTTACTCAAGGTGTATCATTACCTGGCGTAAATGTACAACCCGTGGAAAGAGGTACACCATTTAAAGCTATGTATTTTTCTGGTGATAGATTAACCTATGATCAGTTTTCTGTAACTTTTCGTGTTGACGAAAATATGAATAGCTATAAAGAAATTTACAATTGGATGGTTGGTTTAAGTTTTCCTGATAGTTACGAACAGCATGCTGCATTAGGAAGAGCAGAAAATAAATTTTATTCTGATGGATCTTTACTTGTTATGAGTAATGGTAAGAATCCAAATATTCTATATAACATTAAAGATATGTTCCCTGTAAGTTTAAGCCCCGTTGATTTAGATACTACTGTAGGTGATATTCAATATGTCACTGCAACAGTTACTTTCCAAATTGCATCATATGATATAGAAATAGTGACAAGATAATATGAAAATTTTAATCATGGGATTACCAGGATCCGGAAAAACTTGGTTAGCTGAACGTCTTCAGAAACATTTAGAGTGCGCGTGGTATAACGCTGATGCTATCCGTAAGATGGCAAATGACTGGGAATTTAGCGAAGAAGCTAGACTCAGACAAGCACGTCGCATGCGCAATTTAGCAGACTACGAAAAAGGTTGTGGTCGTACAGTCATTTGCGATTTTGTTTGTCCTACAGAAATGACTCGATATATTTTCGAAGCAGATCTTACTATATGGATGAATACTATACAAGAAGGTAGATTTGAAGATACAAATAAAATGTTTGAAGAACCTACTGACTTTGATTATATTATTGAAGATTTTTTATCTGATGACAAAATTGAACAAATGGCAAAAAGAATGAAGGAACTATACGATGTTTAATCCGTTTAAACCCACAGCTCAAATGTTAGGACGATGGCAACCTTGGCATAAAGGGCATACAACTCTCTTTAAAAAAGCACTATTGGAAACTGGTCAGGTTTGCATTATGATTCGTACAGTACCACAAGACGAAGATGCTTCGGGTGGTAGAACTATGGTACAAGACGATAATCCATTTACTGTAGAACAGGTTATCCAAAATATTAAGAATGCTTTACTCGATGAAGGATTCAAATATAACGAAGAATATACTATTATGACTGTACCAAATATCGTTGATATTAGTTATGGTCGCGGTGTGGGTTATACCTTTACGCAACATGATCTGGGTGAAGATATACATAATATTAGCGCTACTAAAATTCGTGCACAACTAAGGGCTGAAGGCAAATTAGATTGACATTCTTTCTCTCTTATAATATAATATATTGAATCGTGATATAGGAGTAGAGTATGAAGATTGAAGAAATATATGAAATGTGGGCTACAGATGGTAGCATTGATGAGACAAATATATCAGGCGAATCGGCTAGCATTCCAAAACTCCACAACAAATATTTTCAGTTATATGTGCAAGAAGGTTTACGACTCAAGAAGTTAAAAGCTGACTATAAGCAATTATATAAATTAAAGACAGAGTACTATAAAGGTGAACTCGATATTGAAGAATTAAAAGAATATGGATGGAGCCCACAACCTTTAAAAATTCTAAGACAAGACATCCCAACATATTTAGAAGCTGACAAAGATATTGTTAATCAT